ATGTAGTATAATATTATTGTAAGATATAGACAACCATCTTACAAATACCTTATTTAATATGAAGGAGAAACACATTATGGAAAACAATCAGTACATCGACCTGGGCTATGAATTTTGGGACAGAGGTTATATGTTCCGCACTGGTGTAACGGGAGAGACCGAGGCCCACAAGCTATACCACGAACTGCGTAATGCAGGCACAATCAACAATGTAACCGATTTCCTTGATTGGGTACTTGAGAATAGACCCGAGATGATTTATGACTATGTTGCCGAAGAGCGGCGCTACCGGGAAGAGAATGAACCTAAAATCCGTGAGTTCTTCGCAAAGCATATAGAAGGCAAGACCTGGGAAGAGATAGACCAAGATACCTGGGGATGGTATAGTGACTGGCACAAAGATGTGTTCGGATATAGACCTCACGGTATAGTATGTGGGGAATATATAAATCCCCATAGAGCATAACCTATAAGGGAAGAGATTAAAACCTCTTCCCTTTTCTTTTTACGCACAGTATGAGGCATTTGCCCAGCAAGAAAAAAATCCACCTGGGCGGTGTAAAGGAAGCGTTGGAAATGAATATAGGAAATTATATAAATAATACCAATATAAGATATAGATATAGGAGAATACCCAACCACCCAAGTACCTCTAATATCGTCTAAAACCCTTGTCCTATGCAGTATATCCCCCTATCCACTCCCTTGTAGAAACCGTTCCGAATCGTATCACATTTCGGACGACCTGGAAAGTACCGACAAAACTCAAAAAATCGTGGTAAAAACCCCTATTTTTAGTGAAAAAACGGGCATTTTCCCCAATTTCCAAGGTACAAACGCCCGAAGGTACTGTCCGAGTGTGTTTTCTCTATATATAGGAGAATACCACACAGACAAATCCTGTACCTTTACCTGGTATTTATCCATTTGGAAGGTACAAGGTACATGCCAAGTGTATTTCTTCTATATATATATAGTAATAATACAATAGGAGAATACCCGTACCTTCCTTTTTTGTACCTTCTAAAATAGTTCAGTTCGCCTGTTGTTATATGTATATACCACACACAACAATTTATGGAGAATACCCCACCACCCTCCTCGCCGGTATATACCTATTAAGGTTCGTATCACATTTTTCCCTGCCGGAGACAGCGTAGGTTTTTGCCTTGTTCTGTAATATTTTTACGATATTTTGGCATTTACCTCGGACTCAACGCCGCGCCCTCCCACCGCGCTGGCTGGCAAATACCCGACTGCGGCGGCATAGAAAGATTTTTGAAAATTCTTTTTATAGCCTGTTGTGCTTGTCTTTTATGTGTGCTATAATGTTTATAGTGAGAACGACAGTTCCACAGAATACTGATAAGTGAGGATAACCATTATGTATGAAGCAGCCGCTACCTGGGCAGAAGTGAATTTCTATGTAGCTATCCTGATAATCACATTGATTAGTATAGGGATTGGGCTTTTGTGGAATAGGCGCCACGGGGATGAGTATGTTAGCTGGATGCGTGACTGGGATGACCAGTAATGCAGATAAATTATAGTTTATAAGGAAATAAAGGTAGATTAAGTTCTACCTTTATTTTTTTTTGCTCCACACCGGCAAATACCGGTATTTTCGATGAGGAGAGCATAAACGCCGCCAAGGCTGCCCGCCGGTGCCGCGAGGCATTTGCCCTCTCCGGTTAAAAGTTTACTCCTTATATTATATAGAAAAATTCCAGGTCCCAGGAAATCTCAATTTTTTATTTTTTGACCTCTCCGGAGGCTGTATCGATGTTACAGAGGTACACGACAGGTGGTGGGTGTAGCCCATAGGCATTTACCCATGATAGGTATATACCAAAAACGCCATAGCGGTGATTACAACGAAATATCACGCATCGCAATCAAAAAAAAATACTCTTATTATAATGTATAAAAAAAATTAAAAAAAAAATAAAAAAATTTTGATTTTAAGTATTGACAAATGCGTTATACAATGTTATAATGGAGCCAGAAGATGAGAAACAAATACACCACCCCACCGGCTCGGGGCCCTCATCTTACTATATTTTACAAGAGTCGGAGATAAGGATATCACTATGAAGAAGCTGGAAACCCTGAAGAACACCCTGGAGACCGTTACCAATGAGACCCTCGCCGCTATCGTCAACAATGAAGATGTGGCAACCGAAGACCTCACCCCCGCCGAAAAGTTGGCAGTCCTGATGTATGCCGAATTTGAGAAGGCGCTCCGCACCAAAGAGCATCAGCTCCTCCTCGACTGCAATTACCCCGACAGTAAGAACACCCAGAACGGCGTGCTCCTCGTTGACTATTGGCGCCTCGCAGCCCACGGCAGTATGATTCAGGTCTATGTAAAGCGTAACTCCTTCGGTATTTGCACCAGCGCCAGCAAGGCGAACCGTGAACAATTTGCAGCCCTGGATGACCTCGGTTTTGTCACCAAGTATGACAAGAAGACCGGCAGAGCCAAGACCACCCAGAGAAACGGGGTTACCTATGAAGAGTTGGTTCCCGTTGTCAAGGCTGTACTTGCGGTCCTTGAGAACACCGCTACCGCTAAAAAGCAAGAACCCAAGACAGAGTAACCCATATATAGCACACAGGGCAGCCCAATAGGGCTGCCTTTTTTTTGTCTATATGCTACTATGGAATGACACTCCACAACGCCTCACCGGCTGCTTTTTTCTTATGAGTATATTTGTATTACTTGCATTATAAAAACATTATACAACACATTCCACACGCTCACCGGCGTATCTTGTCATTATTCTGCATCGTATGACACGACACGCAAACCCCCGCGGTGGAGGAGGCCACCACCCCACACCCTCGAGGATATATAACCGGTATATATTTCTATATAAGTGGGCACGGGATTTTCTACCGGAGGGGGATTTTCTATATAAGTGGGCGAGGGAACACTTGGGAACAAGGGAACGGTTTGGGAACTGAAATCGTGGAGGATGTTAAACAGAGGAACTAAAATGAAATTTCAAATTTCAGTTCTTTTGCTATATCAGTGGGCGAGGGAAGGAGGCCCGCCTTGGCTGGATTTTTGGCGGATTTATCAGTTTTCTAACAATTTGCAGTAAAGTTGGTTGACAGTTTTGGATTTATGATGTATATTATTTGCAGATATTAGGGGAATAGGAGGTACGCAGGTGTATGGCTGCTAATTTGATGCAGACAAGCAAGAAGTTGGTACAGGCATTGAACAGTCGTGGCTATAAATTGACTTTCAGCACGAAGCAGTTTATAGGCAGAGAAGGTCAACCTCATAATATGTATAGCATTAGCAGGGCAACTTGGGACGATGAGAAAAGACGGTATAAACACGATGAGTTGTATAGTACAACCTCTATGGTCCGAGTTGTCTTGTTTTTGAGAGATATGTGGTATGAGGAAAACGGCTGGGAATTGCCCGATGACCAAGAGAAATGGAATGACATTAGAAAGGAGTTGAAAGGTAATGGGTAGTACGGGACACGGACTGTATAAGTCGAGTAAGTCTGGCAATACTGGTACGGAAACTTTCGGAATTGCTGGCGCAGTTAGATATACAGGCAAGGTGCCTGCGGATAGCGGACTTGACCCCGTAGGCAATAATAAGATTACCTTGAAACTTGAAGCCAAGGATAAGTCTAATATTCTATTTCAGTTCAAACTTACCAAAGACGGCGAGAATATGATTATCGTAGGCTACAATAACAGTATGCCTGTCGTTAAGTGTAAAGTATCAGTAGATGCGGGTCAGCCTTCTCTTGATAAACTTCTCGTTACAGGTAACCGTACCGAGCGTTTGAACGCCGTCAAAATGAAAGACTTGTTTGCCAAGAGTACGCAGGTCAAAGAAAATCAGTTGGGCCAGATTGCCCACAAACTACTTGAGAATAAAGCCAAGCGTGAGGGGGTTAAATAATGGCTACAAAGAAGAATTACAACGATTATTCCGACTTTCTTAAAAAGGTTGGCATGTCCCAGTTGGATGGCGTGGATGTCACGCACGACGGATATCCGCTATCTGTAAAAGAGGCGAAGTTTATCAGTCTGTTCATTGCGAACGGCAACCTTAGCAAGAGCCTTAAAGAGTCTGGTCTTACCATGAAAAATCTTGCAGGTAAAGACTACATTACCGACGAGATTACTTACAGACTTGACCAGCTTAAAAAGGAAACTATTGCTGACGGTGATGAGATTATGCAGTATTTCACTGCGGTAATGAGAGGTCAGGTCAAAGACCAGTTCGGACTTGATGCTCCTTTGAGTGAGAGAACTTCCGCAGCCAGAGAACTTGCCAAGAGAATTGTTGACATTGAAAACGATGTTGACACTACTGTACCTGAAATTAAGGTAACCTTGAATTGGGAAGGATTGAAGCCTAACAATGGCTAAAAAGAGGACAACCGTCACAGTAGAAACCCCCACCGTAGACATCAATATGAAGGATGTCATCATTCCTGTGTTTGCAGAGCCTTTACAGGATATCCTACAACACAAGCACACCCATTATGTGTTTGAAGGAGGACGAGGTAGTACAAAATCCTCACTCATTTCGGAGGCAATACCCCTTATTATGCTGGACAATCCAAACGCTCACGCGGTCGTATTCCGCAAAGTAGGTAATACTATGAAAAACTCGGTTTGGTCACAGATAGTTTGGGGTATTAACAAATTGGGGCTCGACCCGCTGTTCCATATTCCAAAGAGCATAGCGAGCCCCATCACTCTTAAACATACAGGACAACAAATTCTATTCTTCGGCTTGGATGACCCTCAAAAAGTAAAATCAGTTAAGTTGCCGTTCGGCTACATTGCTATTACTTGGTTTGAGGAACTTGACCAGTACTCCGGAGAAAAGGAATTGCGTACTGTATTGCAGTCCACGATGCGTGGCGGCGAGAAATTCTGGGATTTTAGAAGTTTTAACCCGCCCATAAGTAATATGAACTGGGCTAATCAGTATGCCTTGGATGCTAGAGGTAGAAAGAATACTCTTGTTACAAAGAATACTTACCTTGATGTGCCTGAAGAGTGGTTAGGTCCTGCGTTTATTGACGAAGCAAATGACCTCAAAGAGACCAACTATAAAGCGTATCAGCACGAATATTTAGGTATTCCTGTTGGTACTGGCGGCAATGTATTTGAAAATGTCGAGCCGATGTATATGTCGGATGAACTGATTAGTCAGTTCGACCACATCTATAACGGTATTGACTGGGGTTGGTTTCCTGACTGCTTCGCATTTACCAAGATGCACTTTGATATGGCCCGCAGAAATTTATACATTTTTGCCGAATACAGGGTAAATAAGCAGAGTAACCGAACCACCTATGATGCTCTATACCATGAAAAAACGCTTTATAGTGAGGAGTTTTTAGCAAAGAGATTAGAAATGGGTGACCCCGTTCGGCAGCGACACTTCCTAGAGTCGGATGAACTGGTTACCGCCGATAGTGCCGAGCCTAAATCTGTGTCCGACTATCGTTCTTACGGTGCTTATGGATGTAGAGAGGCAGAAAAGGGCCCGGATAGCGTAACTTACTCTATGAAATGGTTGCAATCTCTTAATCATATCTACATTGACCCTAACAGATGTCCTGGCACATTAAAGGAATTTGTGGAATACGAGTATGAAAGAGATAAGGATGATGAGATTGTCAGCGGATATCCTGACGCCAACAACCACAGTATAGATAGTGTGCGGTACGCACTTGAAAGATTGTGGAAGAAGCGTGGAAAATAACCAAAATTACTTGACAAAACCTGTAAGATGTTCTACAATGATTATATGTGATTATGCGTGAAGGAGGTATATAGTTTGTTAGCTGTTGTAAGAGATGTTGTTGCGGATGTATTAACCCGTAATGCGAGTAAACCCGTAATCGCAAAGCAGAATGATGCTGGTTCTCGTTTTCTAAATGTGCGTATTCAAGAAAACGGTAAGTCCATGGACATCGACGGCGTGGACGAGGTTATTCTAAATGTACATCGACCTGATGGGTCTACCGGTATGTTCCGGGGCAGCGTTAATAGCGATGGCACTGTTAAAGTGGAATTGTATTCGTGGGTGCTTGAGCAGGCCGGCACTGTTTCTTGCGATATTTCCATTATAAAAGAAAATTCTGTAAAACTTACCACGATGACTTTCTATATCGAGGTTGAGGCTGCGGCATGTTGTGATGGAGACCTCGTAGAAACTGATGACTACCTCATCCTGGTAGATTTGGTAAATCAAACACAAGAGGCGTGTAACCGCGCCACTGAGGCAGCTAATCTGGCTGCCGCGACTGTGCAGGAATGTTCGGATGCAACCCAGTCTGCCATCGATGCCGCCAACACTGCTAATAACTCGGCTGACATTGCCAATACAGCGGCGGCCAGCGCCGAGAGTGCAGCCCAAGCGGCTAATACTGCCGCGCAGTTTATACTGAAATTGGGCGTAAACTGCGGATACGAGTTGCCCACTCCTGGTACTGCAGGACGACTGTTCTTTTTGATAGCAGAGAAGGCGTAAGGTGATATTGTAGATGGCAATCGTTTGGGGCGAAATTCAAAACGGCAAAGGTAGAGTTGGCGTAGATGCCGTAATAACAGGAAAAACAAACACCGCCTATACTGTCAGTGTAAATATTTGGTTTTGGAGTAAATTTCAGGTTTATGACACCAGTAATACCCTCAAATTAAACGGTACCTCCATTACCAATAAAAACAATATTGATACATCGGGTCTTGATGGATCCGTGGCTTGGAATACAATTTTTCAAGTAAAGCTGACGAAAACGCCTGTAGTATTTACCGTAAACAGAGAAACATCCGCTAAGACAGTGGAGTATAAGGCAACATTAAGCGGTATCGAATATGTAGGTAGCTACACAATGACAGCGACCGCATCTGTTTCTGTTCCAGCATTAAACGCATTGACGGTTAAGTATTATAGTAACTATGCTACATCTGCGACATTAAAGGGGAAGTCCATAGAAGGATTTATCCCAAATGTCGAGGATAGCCTCGTATATACGGATGTTTACTATTATGGCAAATCGTATGTATACGGTTTAGCGGATGTTCAAAATGTAAACGCCTTGTATCTTGAAAGAACCGGCTACAAGGCTACTAACTACTGGTGCACTATCCCGTCGGAAGGCGATACTGTACCGTCGGAAGGTAATGCTGTCGACTATAAGACCTCGTTTGACACTGGTCAGGAGCTGGCTACTGCTTTAGGTAAGGATATATCTGCTGGCAATGCGACCGTAAAGGTGTACCCTTACTGGCAGCCGTTAAACGGGAACATCGACATTGATGTTGGTATCACTTTAATAGATTCCACAAATAGCGGTTGGGGTCTGTGGTTACAAAACTACTGCAGGGCTAGATTGTCTGCAACGGCGACCAGCCAGTACGGAAACATTGTAGAATATAAGTGGAGTACTGGTGAGACGACCCAGGAGATAACTACGGCAGCGTTAACCGA